TTTGTTTTTGTTGTAGTTGCAATTACCTTCTCTTTATAAGAAACTCCACAAGCTGATAAAATAGCTTTTGTAATAGCCTCAATTATTTCATTACGCTTGCTATCAAATAAATTATTATCGCTCGTATTATCTACAAACCCTGTTTCTATTAATATTGCTGCTGCTTTAGTTTCTCTGAGTACATGGAAATTAGCTTCTTTAACTTTTCTATTTACAAACCCTACTGCTACTAAATTTGCTTGTACTTTATTGGCAATATTTTTAGCCTTTGTACTACCATTTAAATAAGTATATGTTTCTACACCTTGTGCTTTTTCTGGTTGGAATGCATTTCTGTGAAAAGATACAAAATAATCATAAGCTTTTTTATTTTCAAAACTACTTCTAGCATCCAAACTTATAGTAGCATCGCTAGTCCTTATTTCATCTACAGTGACACCGTGCCTTCTCATTTCAACCGCAACCGCTTTACCTAAGCTTAATACATCATTACTTTCTTTTCTTCCCTTGTAGCAAGCGCCACCGTCCGTACCGCCATGACCATAATCAAAACATAATTTACTCATAATTAATTTTCCTCCTTATTTTTTAAATTTTTAAGAACATTTACAAGTTTATTTGGTACTGGAATCCCTATAATTACTGCATTTTCTAAAATGCTTATCCCCTCGTTAGCTATGTAAAAGTAGCATACTAGCGTACGAAATGCCCACGTTCCATTGTTAATCAACCTATCTAAAAGTACCGCCATAATTAGCACTATAAGGATTGTTATTTTTTTAAATATACCGTTAATGCCTATTATGCTCGATACTCTCTTAAGCACACATGCGCCCCATACACCTGTTATATAATCAAGTGCGATAAACAATATTAAAACTTCTAAACTCGTGTCCCATACGCCAAATAGGTATGCCAAAAGACTTCCTATGCACGCTACTATAGTACTAAATATTTCTCTTTCATCCACGCCCCAACACTCCCTATTTTTATTATTTAGTTTTAGTGATCCGCCTCCTTAATTTTGAACATAAAAATAACCCTAATAATTAAATTAGAGTTATTTCTTATTCACAAATTTACTTAATGGTTCTTGAAACCAATAAATTAAAATTATAGTAACCAAAAATATACCTTTCCACAAACTATAACCACTATCCACTAATATCCTCCTTTTTTATAAAGTCCTTTCGCTTTTAATGTATCTTCTTTGGCTTGTGCTTTAGCTTTTGTCATAGCACTAGATAACATTTGTGCCTTGTCTGCATCACTTGATCCAGAATACTTACCATCGCTTATAACTTGATTATACGCTTGTATTGTTTTTTCTCCTATCATTTTTTGATATGCGGAAAATTCTTCACCAGTTAGATTAACCTGAGGATTATTTTTAGTTTTGTTTATTACTTTCGTAGCAATACCAGGTATTTGGTCAGTCTCTCCACTATCATCATATAACCTCATGACTTCCTTTTGAGTATTACTTGCGTTATATTTAGTATTAAACCCTGGATTAAGCATAACATTGAAAATACTGTTATTGCCTTGAAAGTTTTTAATGTCATTACCACTTGTATCGACTTTTTTAGGCAATGAAGTGGAAAGACCAGGGATCCTATTAGTTAATTTATTTACAGTTTGTTTTAATGGATTTTGGTCGTATGTTTCTCTAACAAAGGGATCTTTTAATTGTCTTAATTGATTTCCTATAGTTGGTGTAGCTTGAGTTGTTGTTCCAAGCAGTCCGCTTGCTAAACTTGCGGCAGGATTATAGCCACCTAGTAACCTTGAAGGTCCTTGTAATAATGTAGAATTAAACATTAAATTAACTGCACTACCAGTGCCATCAGCAAGAGCACCACCCAATCCTTTACTCTTCTTAAGAGAGTTGTAAATATCAGCTCCCATCATTATTGGAGCAGCTGCAGGTAATGCCCAATCAACAGTTTGATAATTGTCTCCAACTTTAAAAGCATAATTGCCTTTGCCTAAAGTAGTTTCAAAATTCTCTACTTTAGTGTTTTTGTTTCTGGTGCCTGTAATTGAACCATTCTCAGCTAGTTTATATCCAACCACCGCAAGCCCTGTGCCTGTTAATCCTCTTGCCATTGTATCAACAAATTTCTTTTGATTAAATGTACCTTTGCCTTTTGTAGCAATGCCTTGAGCTGTAGCTTTTAATATTCCTACTGGAGAATAATCTACAAATTTATCAAGCACATTTGCCGGAGTTTTGGCGAAAGGCAATATTAAATTAGCAAATGTTTGATAAACTGTTTTAGCACCTTCATGTTTATTTAAGAAATTTGCACCTTTTACACCAGTAAATAAAGCAGAAAAAGCACTATCATTCTGCAAAGTCCTTTCAAGTCCATAAAGATTAGCATCTTCTTTCATTGCATCCGTTATTATCGTAGTGCCTTTAATCTTCTTAAGTTCTGCAAGTCTTTCACTATATGCTGCATTATAAAAAGGTGTATCCCCTAACTTAAGAGACCTTGCAACAAAGGAATGTATCTTATTGGCTGATTTATTAATCGTTCTTTGAACTGGATTTTTGGCACTCTCATTAAATATTTTAGATTTATTGGGGAGTTCCATACCTCCACCAGTAACACCAGTATCAACATGATTTTTAATGTCAAGTCTCCATTCATTTATACCTTGCTTAGCTCCTTTTAATGCTGCTTTGCCTTTTGTTATAGGAGCAAGTATTGTCGTTCTTTCTGACTTCCTAATACCAGAGACAACTTTATCTATTGCAGCACCAGGAATATTTTTTATTGATTCTGCAGTATTTAATAAAGTATTTCCTAATGGATTTCTAACTATTGTGGTCTTAGGATTGAATAACATTGAAATTCTTTGTGCGGCCTGTAACTTTTCCATATTTGTTGAAGGAGTTTTTTCAGCAATTAACCCACCAACTTTTGCAAGTTCCATCCTATTTATATAACTATCAGGTATAGCATCATTTGCAAGTTTCATATGATCGTTAATGAATTTAATATCAGTAGTATCAAGCGTTGGTAATCCTTCTTTATTCTTGATTAAGTCTCTTATAGATTCCTTGTCATATGCTCCAAGCTCTATTAATTCGTTAACTTTTTCAATCATACTTTTAGGTTGACTTTTAGTTTTTTTACCGAATATTTGTTTTAATCTAGCTTCTTTCTGCTTATCGGTCATAGTGCTTATATCTTTCATAACCTGTTTTGTTTGTTTATCTATAGCATCAATTAAATTAGGATTACTTTTCTTTAAATTATCTTCTACGGCATCAACTACCCTTTGACCTTCTATTAATTTCCCCTCAGAAGTTCGAGAATATTTTGCAAAGGATTGAACAGTACGTCCGCCCTCTGTTCCTGCTTTACGTACATTCTTGAGCCAATTCTTAGTATCAGTATAGTTACCTGTTTCTCTAGCCTGTACAAGCTTATTATCACCTAAAATACCCATCATAGTATCAACATCAGAACCGCTATAAACCTCTTTCTTATTCAAGCTTTTAATTTCACCATCAATATTGGTTGCTATCCTTTGTTTTGCTTCATTTAAACTCATTTGTTCTGTTCTAGTATCATATGAAAAATCTTTAGATTTTAACATATTTTTTTCAACTTTAGTCAATAAATCTGTATTTTTTAAAGTATTAGAATAAACTTTACTTACCTTTGCAGGCTTACCACTAAATTCAATACCATCTAGCATAGTATCATTTGTTATATTATCATTTCTACCAAAATTATTACTTTGTGCCTCTGACTTCATATCCATATTGGTACTAACTATATCACTTTTAGGTATTGTGGTTTGGAGTTTATTACCTATAGGTATATTTGCATCTAAAGGTTTTAAAGTTACCTGAGAACTTAATTTTGGTTGTAAATTAGTCCTCTTAAATGTGCTAGTATTTAATTCATTTGGCATATCATTAATAAATTTCTTTTCCTGTAGATATTCACCATGAGAAGGAATATTCATACCTTGAACATCTTCCCTATAACCATTGGTTAATCTATCATCAATTACTAGTTCTACTTTTTTAGCAAGTGCATTATTCTCTCTGCCATGGTCCACAACTATATCATCAAGTGCCTTATTAATTTTCTCATAACTTGCACCTGTAGTATCTTTTATAGTAGCCATGCTTTCACTGGTGACACGTTTGTTTCCATAACCTATACTTTCACCATTAACACTATTCGCGCCCTTGGAAGGCTTGAGCGTTCTTTCAAGTTCACCTTTAATTATATTAGCCTCTTCTTTAATATAAGGTTTTAAAGTTGGATTATCGTATTGGTAAGCATTGACTTTTTTATCACCTACATTCTCAAATGTCCTGTCAACAAGTGGCATAGTATCGCTTTTCATTTTAACAACACCAGGCTTTAATATTCCTTTAGGATTATTTATTTTAGGTTGCAAAATAGCTTCTGGAGTATTTAATTTAGGAACCTCAACTTTAGTATTCATCTTAAGATTCCTTTGAGTATTAACCTTATAACTAGCTTTCTGTGGAATTAATCCTTTTAGACTTTTACCAGTTTCACCTAGCGCTTTTCCTCCGGCGCCAAATATTAAACCACTTAAAGCTCCCTCACCAACACTTTTTAATGTTTCTTTACCTGTTTTACCATTTGCTAGACTTGTCATTCCATTGAGTCCACCAAATTCAGCTCCACTCTTTAATCCAGCTATAGCTATTTTAGTCAAAGGTTTAGTTGTTTTTAATCCAAGTTTAGTAGCACCTTTAAGCAAAGCATTATTAATTGGTTTACCGATAGCTTTATCAAGTCCACTACCAAGAGAATTATTATTGAGTAAAGGTTGTTTAACCCCAAACCCTGCACCCATTCCTAATAAATCTGCACCGATATTACCTATTTTAGAGCCTGTATTCATAGGAGTTTTAATTGAGCTTTTATTAGTATCTCTAGTAACCGCTCCACCTGTAACGGTGTTTCTAGCAACATCAAGAGTACGTCCTAAAAACTTACTACCTGTAGTTTTACCATTATTATTTTGTAAGTCTCCATTTGCCCATTGACCAACAGTACCGAAAGCGGCGGGTATGGATCCCAACGCTTTTTGCCATGTTGGAACTTTACTTTTAAACAATGTACTTAAGTTTAATTGTTTAGCACCACTTTTGACTTTATCCCAATAACTTGTAGATTTAGTCGTAGGTTTTAATACTGTAACTGGTTTAACGCTAGATTTAAAAGGCGTACTTGATTTAAATTCATATGCACTTTTAAAATTTGAACTATCATTTGAAAAATCTCCATTACTACCGTATCTTTTAGCAATAGAATTTGAAGGAGCCTTATAATCACTTGAAGCGGTACTTGAATTATAGGTTGATTCAGTTTCTTTCTTTTTCTTAGTAGTGTATTTCCCATTGCTACCATATTTATCTAAACTATTACTCATTACATATCTCTCCTATTTTCCATTCCCGCATATCTTCCGGCATTAACAAAATCAGACATCTCTTGTTTAACTTTTGCCTGAGCTTGTGCAACATAAGTAATTAAGTATTTAGCATTTGTGCCAGTTTGTGTCTTTAAATCATTAGCATAATTTGTTAATATCCTTTGTTTTTCAGATATACTATAATCATTTCCGTTTACAATTGAGTTGATATCGGTAATTTTTGTATTAACTCCACTTGTAGGTTGAGCTGCAGCGGCCGCTTTTTTTGCAGAACTTGCACTTGCTTTAGCAGATGCAGTCCTTGCACTAGCTGCAGCACTTGCCACTTGTCTACTATACGCTATATCCGATTGTTGTTTCTCATAGGCCCTTTGTATTGCTTGTTGTTGCGCTTCATATTGTTGTTGCTTTACTAATTGTTGAGCCTCATAAACTCTTTGTTTTTCTACTGCTTGAACTTGCGCTACTTCCGTACCCGCTTCACTATCTAGTTGACTTCTTAATGCTGAACTATCTGCACCATATCCAGAATTAGCTGCATTTATAGCATCCATAATTGCTTGTATTTTAGTCTTCTGTTCTGCAGCACTCGAGGACATTTGACCGTTTATGTCTGCTGCATTAGTATTATAGCCACTTAATAATGAGCCTAAGTCTGAAACTTGATCCGCTTGTGAATTAGTTCGACTAGTTGCTATATCGTTGTTAATTCCGGCTTCTTGGCCTTGGTAACCTTGCTGAGTTGTTGCAATTCCTAACATATCTTTATTAAAATCCTGTGTTACTTTACCTTGGCCATTGGAACGATCACTATTACTATTTAGCTGAGCTTGAAGGTTTTCACCGCCACCACTCCACCCATTTTTAGCCATAATTTCTTGAACTCTATTGAGATTCTGATTGATACCTGTGTCTACTGCGTTACTATCGGTATATTTAGTATCTTTTGCCACAACACGCTGATTATCTAATCCAGTATACAAATTCTTGAATTTAGTTGTGTTATCAGCTTGTTGATTATTATAGGTAGAATATAAATTATTATATTTTGAATTAACATCGCCTTGTTGCTGTGTATAATTTGATTTGGCTTGCGTTAATTTGTTTTTAAGATTATTGGCAATAGTTGCATATTGGTTATTTGTATCATTAGTTTGATTATTGTAGCCAGTTACCGCAGTATTTTTCTTTTGTAAAAGTGCATTATTTTGTGAAGCATATAATTTATTGTATCGTGCGTAGATATCCTCATAAGCCATGTGTAGACCTCCTTTTAATAAGAAAGGACACCCTATAAAAGAGTGCCTTTGATTTTATTCTGTTGGTGAAATTTCTACCGCTAATGATCTAGGTTCTATAAGTAATTTAAGTGCTATAGTTTCGTCATATTGAGTTTGATTTATATAACCTTGAGCAATAGCGGTATCAATTTGATTATAAGAAAAATTCGTTGCAGCATATTCTTTTATAGCCTGGTCATATAGTGGACTATCTAAAGCCACCACTTCAAAAGTTCTAGTTCCATCTAAGTAAATCATTCTTGAATACGTGCCAACTCTCCAAGTATAAAACATATTTACATTCCCCCTATTGTCTCTAGTATAAAGTCTTGGAACCCTACACTATCTTCTTCCATAGTTCTAAATCTTTCCTTTTGATCTATTAATTCTGCTTTGAGAATTTCAAGTTCTGTTTTTTCTATTGGTCTATTTTTAATAATATCTATTTCCTCTTGTGTTAAACCCTCAACCCATTCTATATTGTTCCATTTAGGTTTATAAAAACCACTAGGACATAGCATTTCGATACAATCTATTGGAATTAATTGTCCCTCTTCTAAAATTACATCTTCTATAAAAAAACCATCATTATCAATTTTTAATACTTTCATTTACACACCTGCCTTAAATCTTATTCCGTCAAGATAAACCGCATTATCACTTGTATATAGTGTTACTGTTCCATCAGAACCACTTATTACCGCTTTACCTGCAGTAATAGTCCCTATACCTGTGGAGATACAAAAAGCAGTATTTTGATAAGGCCTATACCCTATCGGTAAAACAAAGGCAGCCGTTCCACTTGCACCGTCTTTTAATATTGCACCTATTATACAAATAAATCCTAATGTATCTTTCATATAATAAGGTGGCCTAGTTCCACTGCCTAATATTGACCAATTATTTATTAGTGTAGGATTTATATAATTAGGTTGAGTTTTGCTTGCCATTTCAGCATCTACATAAGTAGGTATTTGTTGTATAAAATCTTGTAAATGTTGTCTTATTAAAGCATCTTTAGTGGGAAACTGCGTAACGTCATTTAGTCCCGTTGGTGGTACAAATTCAAAACCCATATTATCACTTCACCTTCCTTGTAGATATCCATTTTATAACTAATGCTACAATGGATAAATCTTCATTAAAAACATTATTTGTTATTTCAATTTGATAATATCTTATGTTCTTAACTCCGGGTCGATATTTCAAAGTAGGAGCAAATTTTTGGTTTTCCCATGTGAAATTATCCCAGTCCCACGAGTCCCACGAAAATGAGCTTGTAGCAGATTTAGGAACTATACTAGTATTAATCATTGTGCCATTGTCATCATAATGGTTTATTATTATTGTGCTATCAGAATTTGCCCTAGTGGTTAACCACATTTCGGTAACATTTTTATAAAATTCTGCGATCCCAAAATCCATTAATTTAGATTTCCATTTGCCATTTATAGGTTGACCGAAGTCATTTAAAGCATCAATGAATCTCACTATTGAACCGTTAACGCTAGAAGAATAACATAAAATATTATTTATCATAAAAAAATTATTTGCGTGTACAGTATCGTATATGAACCAGTGGAGCGTTTCTGGATTAGCTAAGTTATAGCCTAATGAATAATCCCAAATATACACTCTCCCAGAGCCTGGCATGCACAAGTAATATTTTTGTCCATCATTAAAACTTGAGCAATCCTGTAAGTCTATTGAGGTTTCTTGCAGTAAACCAGGTCTTAATCCAACACCATTTATATTACTGGACAATGGCTTAACCTCGTTTTCGCCTAAAACCGTAGTACTTGCTATTGCATAACCACCATTTTGGCTATTAAAAAATACTGGCATATTGTTAATCAACTGGACACTACCTGGCATATCACACCCAATTGTTTCGTTTATATTTGATATAGGAAAACCACTTGCGCCATCTGTTTGAGTTTCATTGTAAGTGATGTGGACACTATCTTCTTTAAGATAAATCAACTTATCAAATTTCTTTATGAAAGCTACCATTTTTTTGTCTATGCCTACAACGCTATCAAATGAACTTAAACCAGATGCAGGAAAATAGTTAGCTTGTAATGGATTTTGGTTTGGTGTTAATCCTGTTTTCCATAATCTGTTAGGAAAATTAGGATTACCAGTAATAAATAATCTACTAGAAAACTCTATTGCATATGTGCAATTTTTAATCTGTAAAGCATCAGCAGCGTTAGTTTTATACGCGGTTATCTTAAGTGTGTTAGTACCTGCTGTAGGTGCAACTGTAAATGTTACTATTCCTGTTGTTCTATTTACAGAGAATCCTGTTCCTTCAACTGTTCCATTACTACACACAACTGTAGAGCCATCCAGTCCTTTAAAACTCATAGTGAAGACTTTTTCAGCACCTAAAGGAGAAAACATATCAATAAACCCACCAGTTAAAAAATTTAAAGGCTCATATAATGTAGAAGCCGAAGCATCATATTTTCTGCCCTGACTAACTGTAGGAATATACGGTTCTACATTCTTTGCCGTTGTACCGTCAAATTGAATGTAACTTGTACCATTAAGCATATATAACAGGCCCTGAAAAACAATAAAAAAAGACTTAGCAATTGCTAGCCCTGAAAATATTTGAGTTGGTGAACTTCCATCTAAATTATAAGAATAGAGAAATGTTGACCATTGTTTAATTATTTTGCCTTTGTAGATTATTGAAGTACATCCTCCACTGCCTAGTGACACATCTAATAGCGCCTGACCTTTACGCTTTGATAATGTACCTCTATCATCTGCATTAACGTTTAAGATATCACTAGCCTGTGTCATAGGTAATGCAGTTTCTTGTCTTAATAAATTAATTCCACCATCAAGCGAATATTTACCATCAGCGCCAAACCTTAGCTCTGGAGAACTTGGCATTTTAGGTACCGTAAACATAAACTCACTTCCTTTACATAAACCCACTGTAAATATTTTCAATTATAACGGGTGTATCGGGTAGTATATCCCTTATACCGCTTTTTTTAGATTCATACATATTTAATAACATTGTAGCAATAGTAGGATTATCTTCAAGATATACAATTCCAGCTACGTAATAAGGAATTAGCTCTTGTGCATCTATATCTATTTCTAGTTCTACCGTTTCAACTGTATTAACATCAATAGTAGTAGGATATTTATAGTAGTTAATTGCTAAATCGCCGACTAAATTACTTTTAATAAGCAATAATTTGCCTTCAAATTTATAATCAGTAACAGAACTATAAAACTCATTTTCAATCCATATATCTTTTAATTCTTTAAAATCTGTTGGTAATGCTATTTCAGTATATATTTTATACTTTTCATTATAACTAGTACCATGTGTAGATACTTGGTCCAATAGAGTGTGAATAGTGTCAGGTATTTTCCTAATGTTAGCTAATTCCTTTTGACAAGTATCAACTAAATTCCTAGTCCTTAATAAATAATCTTGATTTTGAGCAACACCAACCAACGAGCCATTAATGCTATATTGGTTGATTAATTGTAGTATTTTAGTATCTAATTGAAGTAAATTCATAGTCTACCTCCTAAATATAACCCGCTTCACCTAATATTTCTGAAACTGCTTCTGGCACTGATACAGTTTTTCCTCTTTCAATCTGCCATACATAACCATTAATGCAAACAGGAACTATTAAATCAGTTTTATTAAGTGGATCAATTGGTATTCTGATTTTAACTTTATCTTGTTCGTTTAATTCTTTACCGGCTACCTTTGCCATTTCATCAAGTTGTCCATCTGTGAATTTTGGTGTTTCTTTTTTATTTTTAGCTATATCTGTCATTAATATCATCCTTTCATAAGAAAAAACCTCTTGCAGAATTTACAAGAGGTGTGAAACTATCGCCTATAAACTAGCAGCTGATTCTATTCTTACCATAGCTAATTCATTAAGCCTAACTGTAGTAAATAAAGCTTTCCATCCTGCGGTGCTGATTTGGTTAAGTGGGTCGCTAGTTCCTGCTGATCCTGCTGCCTTAACAATTGATTCCGGTTTACCACTACCATTAATATCAACAACACCATAAGCATTTTTACCTATAATTAAAGTACCTTGAATATCTATTCCACTTGCGCCAAGTCCTGCAAATTTCTTAGCGTTAGAGGTTCTAACAAATTTTACACCATAAAGCTTTCCAACTTCACCCTTTAAAAGTTGTTCTTTATTCTGATATTTAGCTACGTCAATCCACATTGCATCTGACATAATATCAAACTCAACATCTGGTGACATAATGCCTATAAACGAACCATCTTGAACCTCTTTGGCATTATTACGTCTTAATGTTCTAACCGCTTTCTTAATCTCTGTTCCTGTCATAATATCAGATTGAGTTGTAAGTATTCTTGAAGCTTTACCGCCTGCGTACTGTACATTTGTACCTACTGTGATTACATCTCTGTTAACAGTATCTAAAGTAAGAGAAGCCTGTTCTCCAAGTAGTTGGACAGTTTCTGTTAATACTGGATCAATGCCAATCATATCAATTTTATCTGAGAACTGAACAAAATCACCATACTGTGCTACTGTTGCATTAACTGTTGCCATTGATAGTGTATTCCCAGATGGTGTAACCCCTTCCGTAAGTGGTGTAACTGCTGCGCTTAATGAATTAAACCTTCTAAAATTTATTGTGTCACCTTCATGTTTTGGCGCAGATTTCTTTTGTCCATAATCTGCATAAACTAAGTCTGGTAGCATTCTTTCTAAAAGAACCCTATCGTAAAATGTTTTATTTTCTAATGATAATGTTCCTAATGTTTGTGTAGTTGGCATTAATAATCACTCCTATAAATTTATTTTTTCACCTCTTAAAACTCTTGCTGTTAAATCATTAAAGTCTTTAGACGACATTTTTGAAAAATCGCTTTTTTCTGCTTGGTCTCCATTCAATGAGCCAGGTGAAGCGGCTGCATTTTGTTGTAATCCTCTTAATGTCTTTTGCTCTGCTATTGTTGAAGCATTTTGATTTACGTACATAGAATAAGCATATTTCAAAGATATACCGTTATTAATTGATTCTATGAATACACTATCTGGTATTTTTGCATCCTTTGCATCTGGAAACGCTACAAATAAATCATTAACTTCTGAATTGATTCTTGCAGTTTCCTTTTGTTGTGCGATAATCTCATTTGCTTGCCTAACGTTTGGATTATCATTTATTAACTGATTAATTATATCTGGATTAACTCCTGCTGCCTCATATTGTTGCCTTTGTGACTCTGCTGCCTCTGTAGCCTCTTGTGCTGCTATTGCTTGATTGTATTCAGCCTCACTATGAACATTATTAGACTCTCCATACAAGTTGTTATAATGTTGATCTATTCTTTGTTGTGACTTAGCTTCTTGATCTCTTCTGAAAGATGCATACTTGCTATTTTCCTCTGGTGTTTGAACTTGCTTATCATCTACTTGTGAAGTCGTGACATCTTCATTACCCGCATTTACGGTCTCATTGGTAGATTCATTAGTTTGTTCTGTTTGCTGAGTGTCTACGGCTTCACTCGTACTCTCGTTAGAGTTTAAATTATCTTCCATAATAAATTCCTTTCAGTTCAAGTTTTTCACGCTATCTCAAGCGAATTTTAAATAAGACATTCTAGTTTAAAGTCATATTCGCGGACATAATAAAAGCACATATAATTAAATAAGTGCTACAGTAAATCTAATTCTATATCTGCAAATGTGTTTCTATGTGAAAACCCTATAATTTTAATACCATTGAAAGCTTTTAAAGTTAGATCCTCGTTGTAAGTTTTTTTATAATAAGCAAACTTACTATCAAAATTCGCATTTTCATTTATGATTATCTCTGGCTTTTCAAAACCTTGCATTTGTATTTTCACACCTACATATTTTATATCTGCTTTACTTGCTTGATAAAAACATTCCTCTAAATTATTAATTGTTAAATCTTCCATTATTTAATACCTCCAACTGCAGTTTGTAATAAGAAACCTAATAAAAACCAAACTTTATCTTTAATCTTTTCAAGACAAATTCCAGCCCCATATATCTCGTCATAGTTTTCTTTGTCAACACAAGCCGAACTCTCTATAATTTCAAAACCATTTGCAAGTACTGCTCTGACTAGAGTTGTTTTTTCTCCAAGCGTAGATACATGAACTTCTTTTATAAAGTTATCTACCATACCCTGAGATATTAACACATTTGTTTTTAAATCGGGATTAGCAGTTATTTTTAAATAAGCATCTTCAAATACTTCTTTAGGAGAATATTACATATAATTATCTGAGTATTTAACTAAATACCCTTTGCTTAATGGATCTTCATTATCCGGTATATTCCAACCTTTAAACTTATTGTACTCACCTAACGATATTGGTTGAGCTTCTACTAATTTAACACCTATAAACTTATTCATTACTGTATTCCTCCTTGATTTTGTTGTGGTTGTTGATTAGGTTGCTGATTCGATTGAATTGGTTGTTGTTGAGCCTTTTGCCCTTGTAATTCCATCATAGCTTGTTGTTGTTGCTCTGGTGGTAACATTGATATAGTTGCTTGTTCCTCAGGAGTTAATTCAACATTACCTTGATCGGCTTGTTGTTGCTCCAACTCTTTAAGTAGTTTCTCTTTAAATGGGATTACACTTTCTGGTGCTGATTCTAAGTATTGTTTGAATGTTATTAGTTGCTTATCTAAGAATTTATCTAAAGAAGCCATTGTTAAACTTTCACTATATTCTGTTGAAGCTCCTATACTAATTTTAAGTTTCAATGAGATGTCTTTAAAATCTGAACCTCTGAACATTGTTGGAGTTTCATTTCCGTCTGGATCCTTAATGTTAATTACTCTTTGGGTATTATAGTTAATGGTCCAGAACTCCATCATTATGTGTCCAATTTCCTCTTGAGTTCGCCTAAACCTCTTTTTAATCTGGTCTAGAGGAACTGCACTAGCTTTCTGTAACATCATAATTGCGGTTGCGTTCATTTGAGCACTCTTTGAAAGTTCGCCAGTTGCGGTCTCGGTAGAACCGGCATGCGTTTTGGTAGAGGATAATAAGAAGTCTGTTAGTTCTTGACCTTTACCACTTTGTTGAGGTGGTTGCAAATATTGCGCGCCCCACTCTGTCCCTGCTTCATTCATAATAGGAGTTGCGGGATCATTATTAAAGTTTTTAACGATACCTTTCTTGAGCATTAGCTTAGGCATGCCCATTAATATTTCACGCATCATACCAATTGCAGTCATAAAGTTAATTGACTTTTGATTACTTATTAATCCCTTAGTTTCAGACATTCCATACCAGTTTTTATCTTGCTTATACCAATTAAATCTAGCAATAGGGTATAACTTATGTTCAGTATCGACAGGTGGTTGAGTGACTACATTACCGCAAACTTTCATAATCCATATCGTACCGTTTTCTTTCCAGTAACAAGTAATTTCGTTTGCTTTTTCTTGAACCTCAAAACGTGCAATAGGATTTAGATCTTTAATATCCTTATCACCCTGTATCTTCAGTAATTCATCTGGCTTGATACCATTCTTTTTAGCACGTGCTTTAATGCTCTCTAGGTCATCTCTGACAGGGATTAAGATATAGGGTTGTAATTGTGTCTTTAAGCATTGCGGATTGCCTACCATAACGCTTAGGGGATGTAATATCTCACCTTGCATGAATCCCTTAACAATATGTACCTTTCCTTTGACTATTGAGTTATCTAAGAAATAATGATAAATTCCAGCGCCTAACTCTGCAGCCTTTTCACATGCTTCCTCGTTTAATCCCTCTTGATCTACATTCGTCCACTCTACCTCACTAAATTGTGTAAAGAGTTCAGCTCCTACAATGTTCATATCAATGCCCTCAGCCTCATCCATTAGAATTTCCTCAGGCTTGAATATCATCTTAATAGGCTCAGACAATATGCTAGAACATTTGTGATCTTCTATGAAACGAATTATATTTATAACAGGCCTTGGCATATTCTTTGTTTTCTCTGTAGCTTGTGGCCATTGGTCTCCATCTTTAAACTTTGTACACTCTTGCCATGTATCAGGGAATCCCATTTGGTTAAAGTATTGTTCACCTAGCTTAAAATAGTTCTGTATCTTTCCGCTATCCATTTACTCACTTCCTTTCAGCACCATGTAACCATTCAGACATTATATTGGCATCTTCTTGCGCCTGTATGTCTTCTTGTTTCTCTTGCTTCTTATCGGCATAATAACTTAAAGGGTTTTTCATTCCTATGCCTTCTTTAGGTCTAGCCTCATGCTTAATATCAAAGCTTTGTGTTAGTCCAAGATTGTATGCCTTTAACGTAAAGAAACCCACTATAATTGCTATAACAGGTATCAGTATTATTAATGCTATTGTTACCATTTCATGTATGCCTCCTCTTTCTCCTCTGTTTTAAACATCCATAATGTTGATGGCTTGCTGGGTATAGTTGCCACTGTAGCACTTGTCCTCATAATACAGAAACCTCGTAATGCATCTGGTCCATGTGTAATCTCATGAGGTTTGGTATCTACATCATTCGGATTGTTTTCGCATTGCTTAAGCTGAGGTAGACACCTAATAAGATTGACACAATTACTAAATATCTTAAGCTTGGCAGTCTGTATCACATCACCTGTTTGCTCGTCTCTAGTCTCATACACCTTGAGCCATTCCTTTACTGCAAGCCATCCATCTTCCCTGTCATTACTAGACTTACTACAGCTTTCACCATTCTCTCTGAATATATCTATTGCACTACGTCCAGTCTCTTGTCTCCTATTGTCCAGGTCGGGAGGAGCATACTTCATTTCAATCTTATCATTGCCATTTACTTCTTTAATCCTTTTGGCTGCCTCTGATATGATAAGGTCTGATTGATATAGCTCCTTATATACAAAGACATTGCCTTGAGTATCTACCGCAAACCATAGATTAGCTAGCATATCCAAACCATAATCCTTTGAAGTGAACCTATCCCAATAAGAAGGTATCTTAAATGGATCTACTACATGAACACTCTTCTTAAACTCTTTAAAGAAATGATTACCATACATTCCCCACTGACCAAGCGCATATACCTCAAACTCTTCTGGGTGATCCTCTTGTTGCTTGAGTAAAGTTTGTGAGTATGTATCATCTATAAACTTATTGTCCAGGTATGTTGAGTGCATTACCAATGTATTGACCTTATACCTCTCAACATCTTTCTTGAGCTTATCATCCCATATGAGTATCTTCTCTAAGAAGTCAGGTAAAGGAACATTCCTGTAATATAAACACTCTTCAAAGGATTGCTTGCCACATAACATTAACTGATAACTTTCTTTCTTATCAAAGTATAGAGGCTTAATCCAACATGTCTCATGCACTGGATTAAATGAAAAAGATATCTGCATATACTTTACAGTACCGTTCTTGTTGATGCCTTGATATCCACGTAGCCTACGTTCTAACTCTCTTAATGCTTTTTCTTCTATCTGGTCAGCCTCTTCTAACCACACTGAGGTTATATCGAATATAGACTTTAGCTTGGATTCATCATCAAGACCCCAAAATATAAATTGATTTCCATTAGGTAAGTAGGTAATGGACTCATGACCTTTACTAAGATTAATTTTCCACTCACCCTTTATGAAGCTTTCCTCATATCTAGCCTTAATTCTTGCAGCAATAAGAGGAACTTGTGATTCTGATATTTGTTTCTGCTCCGACCTACAACATAAGATACGGTGATTGCTCTCGGAGAATATCCTATCTATATGTTTATCAGCTACCTCGTAACTCTTTCCGGATCCAGAACCACCGATAAGAACTGCATACCTGCCTTTAAACTGGCGATATGCTTCATATATCTCATTCCTTGTAGATTCTCTAGCCATTACCTCAAGCTCTATAGCTTTTTTAACTTCATCAAGCTGCTTCTTAGTTAATTTACTCACGTTATCACCTCTAACTAATTGTAATTTGGTGTATCAAGCAAGTGCCCGAGACACCAACATCATTAAAAATAGTCCTATTTATGAATAAACTATGTACAAATAGGCTCAAAATAAGTAATTTATGTCATTAAATTAGCATTATTTATTATTATTTTCATTTAATGAGGCTATTGCTCATTATTAAGCCTTGGATAATGTCGTGAAATAATCATTTAACGACATTAACAATTTGTTCATACTATTCCTTAAGCATTTCCTTAAGTTGTTCTATTGTGAAACCAGATAAGTCTACCTTATTTGTCTGCTCCATTTTGCCAGTCAAATCTACCTCTTGCTTATCTCTCCATTTAGCCTTCTGTCTATTTTTAAGCCAGAAGATAGCAGCAACGGTATCTGGTGGATAATGTTTAGTATATTCTTTCTGGTCAGTAATTTCCCCCTGATAAGTAGCGAATTGAGTATCTGTATGCTCATAGCCAATTGCCCTATGATAGAGTTTGCTGGCGACTGTGGCATCAGCTTCCTCCTTTCCACCTTTTATGGCCTCGGAAAACTCTGGATATTCTTTTTTCCATTCATAAATAGTATCCTCATTCACATCAAAGAAGTCAGCCAATTCCTTATCTGTAGCACCTAATAGACATAACTTAAATGTCTGTTTAACATATTCTTTCCTATATTTAGTAGGTCTGCCTGTATTCAATTTCTCTGTCATTGTACCAACTCCTTTTCTAATAAAAATAAGAGCACCCGCATTGGATACTCTTTTACTATTTATAGTTTATCATTGTGTTAAGGTAACACATACAATATTAAACAAATATTAAACAACTCAATTTCCTTATAATTTCCTTCTTAAGGTTGCCTATATACTCTTCAGTTAGATCTAGCTTAATACTTATGTCTCTATAATTAAGATTATTAAAATACTTCATTGTGATAATATCATGTGATCTGGAATCTAATGTTTCTAATGCATTATTTATTTTATTAACTAATAACATATTTTCAACTTTTAAATAAGATAGCTGCTGCTTTCTCTTTTCTCTTGATATTACTTCATTCTCAACACTACTACTGAACTGATTAGTTGGAGCAGATTTCTCTTCATAACTCATAGCACCACATCCAACATATTCTATATGCTCTATTTCTAAATCAATATTTTTAATTTCTGCAACTGTGTTTTTATAATTATATAATACTGATTCTGTTTTCTTATATAGACTCAATCTGGTACCCTCCTTTGTTACACTAATTTTTCAATGCGTTCCATAAGCATTTTCTTTTCAGCCTCTAGTTTAGCTTTCAATGCCCACTTTTTATTATAAACAGCTTGTTTTATATCTAAATTGATTTGTATAATTCTTCCTTCATACATATCTTTAACGTCAATCTTCATATTTGTTACGCTCCTTTTACTGTTTCCATATTTTAGTGGTTACACTTTTAAAAATCCTTCTACACCTTACACCGTCTAGCCTAGAGTCCATTTTAAGCGTTTTTGCTTGGTTACACTTTTAAAACCTTCTGTAACCACTTCTAGACTAGTCATACCAACGCCTTGATACATATAGATAAATTGGTTACACTTTTGAAAACATATACTATGCATGTGTGTGCGCGTGCATGCGCGTTACGTATATATATATTTATAAATAAGTGTAACAGTGTAACCATATATATATATATAGACTTAAAGTCACTAATAGCTTCATTTAAAGTGGTTACACTTTTTTGAAATAAGTGTAACCAAAGTGTAACCAAGGCTTAAAAGTGTAACCAATGGATATTTAGAATTAAAGAATTCCATGTTTTAAATACTCTTTTGCTTTTATTTTATATATTTCTATATGTTGTATCATTTCTCTTGCTCTGATTTCAATGGCTTCATCAGATTTTAAATTTTCAAAACAATCAGCTACCATGTTTGAAAAATCATATTTATCCATATTTACCTCCTTAAGAATATATTTATATTATTTAAATGGAATGATATTATTTAAGTCAGTAACATCCTCCGCATCCTCTGGCAATATTGAAGTTACGTCTAGTGCCCTAAATCTGCCAATATCACAAGTATCATACCTCACTATTTTCCTTTCAAGTCCCGGCATTCTTATGCTCTTATCCCCAAAACCTGTAATATATCCTGACTTCTTAGCCTGTTTTCTAAAATCCTTTAATTCTAGGGGTATCCATGTACTATTAACTGATCTAACATATTCGCTTATTTGGTTTAGCATTTCAGAAGTTTTAATGAATAACCCACCATCTCTTCGTTGTATAACCTCACCAACCTCGCGAGCTCTACCATCTTCAATCATGCTATTATATTTAGTTAACATAGTTTCAACCTGGGAGAGTGCTTCTTCTCTATCCTCCAAAACTTCTTCTTCAATGTTTTTAGTTATGAGCTCTGTATAATTTAAAATTTGTCCTATATCCAATTTCTTTAAAAGAAGATTAAATATTTTAATTCCTGAACAAACATTTATACAGGTGACCAGTGGTCTATTTTTTAATCTTTTTATATCAAATGCCTCAAGTTCCCTTATGACCTTATAATCTTTAGTATCTAATTCCAATACGATATTAATTAAGCTTTTACCTAATTTATTTAGTAGATCCTCATTTTCTGTTAGCCATTTCATGCTTTCAGTATGCTTTGAGGTTCGTTCTTTTTTAGACAAATAAACTATACAGGAACGCTCCATCAATGCTTTCTCACTGTTTGGGTAACATTCCTCACCTACAATTATTAGAGGCCTGTTAAGCTGAAAGTTTCTATTTTTAAAACTCTTATCACTTCTGGAGACTGTTGTCCTATCATATAAATTTCTAAAAGTTTCACTCAATTTTGCATTCTTATACTTGTCTAGCAGACTAGGTTTGTACTCGTCATATAGCATTGGATAATTGCCATCACTTAAGCCTTTAATCAATGCAAATGGAGTAATGAGGCCTATACTCTTTATATCTGTCTTTGGATAATTAAGTATAGGAGCAATTACATTCTCCAGTATTGTACTTTTACCGCTGCCGCTCTCCCCTACAATTAGCAGGTGATGGTTCTTAAGTTTTAGAGACTGGACCTGCTCCACTGCTAGATAATTTACAATAGATCCTACAATGCTTATAGTTTTTTCAGGTGTTGCGAAAGAAAGTAAATTATGCATAACTTCCGTCATTTCATCTTTATTTATTTCCTCTGTATCACTTATATTCACCTCTGTACCATCCTCACTTTTTATAGATTTATTAATTTTATTATCTGAAAAAGCCCCATCATTCGTGATAAGCATCCTCACGTTGTCCCTATATAGGAATTTTACCCCTACATGCCTTTCCTCTAGATCCAGTGCGAAATAGTTATTAATCCATGCCTTTAATGTAGTAAGGTCATTAATTGTGCCTGTAAAACAAAGATCAATAGTTCCTAAAAAATTCTTAAAGGTTCTAACATCATCAAACACCAATGCCTGGTCAATTCTTTCTACCTTAGAGCCTGTACAAGATTGCAAAATAACTTTGACACCTTCTTCATCCTTATCCACAAAGGTTATCCTCGTAGCTTCTAATAGAGTAAAATTTGTTATATATGTTTTCAGGAAAGTAGGTCCTTCATCATCTTTATTTTTTACATATTTAAAAATACCCGCGAAATCCTGTTGCAACTCATATTTATTTTTAAAATCCAAACTTCTTTTGAATGCCTGGAATAAATCATTTTTAGTATGTCCGGCTTCTAACCAGTCCGTAACATCTTTGTTATCTCCTAAGACTTTAATACCTTGAAAGTTGATTATCTTAAATTCAATTGAATCCTCTAGCAACTCATATTTAATGTTATCAACATATTTCTTGCCAGCTTCACCAGTATCTCCACAAACAAATAACTTTGCACCATGAAGTATTTTAAAATCTTTAATACCCTTGCTGCTTGTTGCTACATAATTTTTATTCTTAAAGATAGAATTTAAGGTGTTAGCATCCTTTTCACCCTCAGTCATAATTATTGTTTTATCGTCTCTAATACCATTAATTAAGTTATACAGGTTGTAGAATAGCTCCTCACCATTTCTCTTATTTTGAACTTTATTATCAGCATCAATATGATAGTAAGATAGGGATTTTTTACCGTCTGTACCTATACATTTCACTTTATAATACATAGGATTATTATCTTTATCTACAAAGCTAAAAACCCCTAATAGCTTCATGCCCTTCCTGTAATCGTATGTTTGGATTTCCCATTCAACACGTTCTTTAATTCTATTTACTTGTAATTCCTGTGTAGTTTTTTCAAGTGGTATGCCAAGGTACTCTCTAGCCTCTGGGTAACCCATATTTTTAGTTTTACAGATGAAGTCGACCGCATCCCCCTCTTCACCGCAACCATAACATTTATATCTTTCTTTATTGGCATTGCTAAGAAATTTTACTTTCATAGAGGGAGTTTTATCTTTGTGGAAATTACAAAATATCATTCCACTTCTGTTAAATCTGTTCCCTGTTTCTGATTCTATTAATGATTTTAAATCTATATCATTTATGTCCAAATATTTCACCTCCCTTTGCTTATAATAAAGTTACATCTTATATCCCATTTTCATTGCTTTGTAATATACAGTTATCAACCCAGCAACATCAAATCTCGCATCATGGAATGATATACCATCATCACCGTAAAGTCTTTGTAATCCATCATTAAAGCTTTTGCTCTCAGTATTTATATTTAAAAAATGCATTGTCTCCTCTAACTTCGGCCATTTATATTTACCATAATACTTACCTTTTAGTTTTATTATATTTTCAAAGTATTTCATAGTACAAAATTGTCCTGCAATTTCAAACGGATATTGAGCTCTTTCTATTTCAGTTTTCACAAAATTAATATCGAATTTTACATTGTGAGCAATGAATATCCCGCCCTTTAAGTCGTCTGCGACTTCTCCGGCAATATCTTTAAAACATTTTCCATTTGATAGGGTTTTTAATCTTTCTACAGAAAAGCCATGTATTTTTTCAGCCCCAGGGTCTATAAAATCACAATTTAGAAAGAAATTTTTAGCAGCTTCTACCTTATCATTTATAGTAATTGTATAGGTGAGTTGGCATATTTGACCTGGTTTAAAGCCACTAGTTTCTGTATCTATAAATATCTTTTTGACCATTTCAAAACTTCCTTCCAGTTGGTTTTTTTAGTTTATAATCAATACATTTATCTCTAAAAGTACAATATTCTTCATTATCATCATAATTATCATATTCTCCGCTCCAATGTCCCTTATTACAGAAAGGTACATATCCGCAACCAACATCCCTTTCGTCTGACAAAACATTGCAAATGCAAGTATCACATTTAATTTCCATAGTAGCTCCCTTCATCATATTTT